TAACGCCTTGATATTTGTTACCAGCACCAGTCGGTGCGTCTATGTGTAATGCTTGTTCATAGTAGTTTGTATATGATAGTTTTGATTTGATAAACTTCTTATCAATCAGGTCGTGAGCATAGGTCATACTACCAAACATACCTCTTCTTGTATTTGCTAATATGTTATATGAAGCGTCAAACGAAAATGAATATGGTTTAGTTACGATAGAGTCTGCCTCCATATCAGGTGGACTAAAGTTAGGATTAAATGCTGATAATAGGTCTATGAAAGCAACAAACTTTCTAGTTTGTGTTGTATCAGCGCCTTCTCTATACAATGACTCTAAACATCTAAAATGAAAACCTCTATTGTTCTCATAAAACATATAGTGTGGTGTCTTGTAATTAACTGGTTCTGCTAGGTCTGCCATTGATCTTACACCATCTATTGGTCGCACATTTGGGAATGTGTACTTATAATTACCTAACGTTGAGTCAATGAATAGGTCTTTTTTAGAGTTCAATAATTCTTTATCTGACTTGACTAACTTGTCAACCATTTCTGCAAACGAACCTTCTAATGATTTTGAAACACGTACTCTTTCGTTACGTACTGACTCGATTGATGTAAAGAATAAAGCAATTGCTTGTACGTTTTGCTGTGTCTTAACCGATCTCTTTTCATACACCTTAAATCTATGATTAGTAGCATTCAGTTCTTCATCACCTGCAGCGTCAATTGGGTTTCTAAATTTAAACTCTAAATGTTCGTTACCTACAATAGGTAAACTAGTTTGTATACCCATTGTGTCAAAGAATAAAATGTTGCCTGATAGAAATGGTGAGTCTAGGTTTTGATAGACGTTGACAACTGCGGTTAGACCTGATATATCAAATTGTGTACCATTGTAACCGTATAAAATAATTTCACCTGATCTAAAGTCGCCAGGATATCTGTTATTTAAATCATCATATTTTGGTGCGTCTGTTGACATATTACGCTCCTATCAATGTTCTAAACTCTTCCGTAATTAATTCTAAAAATTCAGGTTTGATTAATTTGATCCTTGATTTCTTATCCTGTAATTTTTGCTCATAATCATAGTTAGATACACTTGTTGCACCTGACACGGTGCTGTTTACTTGTATTTTGTGTGAGTCGTCAAATGATGATGTAGCACCACTTGATTGAGCAACTTCGTAATGATGTATAGCATTTACGTCACTATACTTATCTTGTACGTACTTCTCAAATTGACCTGCTGTTAACGGCCAGTCATAAAATCTATCTTTTACATCATTGAACAATAGTATAATCCAGTAATACTGCTGATCGCCATAGTATTGCTCTGATACTGATTCAGGTGTGTCTTCACCCATTATGTCGTATAGGTCAAATAGAGCAGCACTTTCTTTTAATCCCTTTTTCATTTGTACTCGTCTTAATAGGTTTGTAACTAGTTTGAAATTACCTTTACCCTCAGCGTCATAATATATTTTAGGAAAGGCATTGAAATAATTAGGCATTAATTAGAACCTTCCGTTGAGCTTCTGTCTGTGTTTTGAGCACTACTTCTTAATGCGTTATATCTTGTTCTCTCCATTAGTTCTAGTTCTCTAAATGTTAGTGTTGCGTCTATTGATACAGGATCACCACTAGCGTGTGTTGAAAACTTATCTGAACCGTAGTCTATGTCAACACCTGTACATGCACATAAACCTATCTGATCTAGGTATGGATTGATTTTAGTACCTTTCATAAATCTAATTACAAATTCATGTGGTACTTGATATGCAGCAATACTTTTTGTACCGACTCTTGTTGGTAGCATTCCGTCTTTGATAGCATGTAATAGGTTGTTAACTACGTCTGACTCTTTTCTGCTTCTAGGTGTAAACTTAAACGTAAAACTAAACGTTCTATAATCTATACCATTAAATATCATTTCTGTCATGGCTGCTGGTGCAATACCAGTTCTACGTTGTAAGGCAGCATTTACACCTGCACCTAAACCACCAGTAGCAAATGATCCTAAACCTGTAACTAACTTACCGACTTGAGCACCAACTGCTTTTAAATCACCACCAAAGAATTTACCACTATTCATTGCGTCCCTTAATTTTGAAAGAGCACCTAAACCACCACCTATTTCTTCAGCACCATAGTCTGCCTGTAAATTGAATTTAAGTGTTTGTGGCATGTAAATAGCGATTGTAGTTTTTACTTCCCTTACTGCACCTTTACCTGTAGGTATACCTAATAGACCTGAAGTAGTACCTTCACTAAAAAATCTGTTAGCACCATATACAACTTCGTTTAAATTGTCTGCTCTTTTTGTAAATTGTGTGTTTCTAACACTTGTATTATTACCACCTTCACTTCTTCTTTCTATAATATCAAATAAGATGTAATGCTCTTGGTCATCTTTGTCTATAGGATAAACATAAAACTTATTACTATCTGTTATAGGGTGAGCAGAGTAATCTACGTTTGTAGGATTGTAATTGATAACACCTTTTTTAGTCGCTATAGTTTGAAACGAAACTGGTGATGTAAAACCTTTTAGGACTGATTGAGGTTTATTAAGACCTTTGATTATGTTACCGATTACTTTAAATGCTTTCATATTAATATTTATCTACCTATCTTAATAATAGTCTGGATAGTGTGTGTTTCCAGTACCTATTGTTGTTGACCCATAGTCTGTTTTATTTTGTGTATTTGAAGCGTCAACATTGTTTTGATTATTAATAACCGTATTACCACTATTCTGACTATTGTTTACTATCGTTGAACCTTTTTCTACACCGTCTGCTTGTATTGTGTTAGCAGTTTCAATTTTGCCTTCGGTGTTTGCTTTAATTGATGGTGGTACTATCATACTATTTACCTGATCCTCTGAAAATTGTGCTCTTATTGATCCATAATCAGCATCAGCTTTCACTAGATTTGCGTCTTTAAATAGATTTGTACCCATAAATCCTTCAAATTTTAATTCTCTTGTTATACCTGCGTTTGATTTTGCTGTTTTATATTGTTCAAAGGTCATGTCTTTTGGTAATTTATTTGCTTTTATACCTCTATTGTACTCATCTTTTAATTGAGCATCCCTCATTAATGCGTTCTCTGCTTCTATGTCTTCAGCTAATACACCTTCAAAGTTTGATGATGATGTTATGTCTGCACTTTGTCGTTTTACTTCTTTTGTTTCTTCTTCACCAACATTTGACATACCTATTTTTTCAATCAATTTACCAAGACCAAAACCAGCAGCTGCCGCAGCTGCAAATACACCTGCTGTAACAGATAAGGCACCTAAATTTGCAACAAGTGTAGCAACTCTTCCTGCTTTAACAAAGTCGTATAGTTTTTTCATACCTAAAACTTCTAGTATGCTAAAACCATCTTTGTCATCTTTTGCACCTTTTTTACCTTTACCACCTAGTAATTCATTTGTTAATTCTGTTTCTTCAAGTATTCTTTCTAATGTACCACTTGTAGTTTCAAACTGAGCGTCTGACTCTCTTTCTTCCTCAACAAGTTCTTCTCTATCTCCTTTTGGTATAGATTTATTATCTGTTGCCATTATTCCAGCAGTAGTTTGTTTTGCAATTGTTTTATTTTGTTGAGTTTGACTCTGATCGTTGGGTGCTGGGAATGAAGTGTCACCCATTTTTCTGGTATCTCTTGCTTCTCTTTTTCTTAAACCTCTTTTAATACGTAATGCTTCTGACTCACCTTCTTCTTCAGCACGTATTGCTCTCTCAATTCTTTTACCTAAAATAGGTATTCTTGTTAGACCTACTCTAGCAGCAAGTTTTAGAGGTTTAAGTTCTTTCTTCAAATCTCTAAATGCAAACTTTAATCGTGTAGATAACTTCAATACTTCTTTTAATCTAGTATTGGTTTCACCTACCGTTGCTCTAATAAAATCTAATTCTGCCTCATTCAATTGACCAGTACCTTCTATCTCTGCTATACTCTTTTCGGTTGATGATTGTAATTGTAATGCGTCATCATACTCCATGCCTTTGATACTATCAAGGCTGCTGATAGTGTAATTATCAACAAAGTTAATTACCTCTTGTCTGATATTGGCCTTTTCTAACTTCTCTTGGTTCTGATAACCTGCCTTTTTACCTATCGTATCAATGTATTCTTGTAACGAATCAGATATAGCAAACTTCTCATCATCTTCCATCTCTTTTTGTTTCTTTAAGATGGATTGAAAGTTAGGTTTAGGTTTCTTAAATTTTACTTGTTCTGGCATTTATTATTCTTTGTTTTTAACTTTAGATGGTTTACCGTTTACATATATTGCAAACCAACCTGCACCAGCCCCAACTACTACTGACACTAACCCTGCCTGTGCGTTGTTAGGATTTTCTAACATCATAAACCAGTTGATTACATCTAAAAATGCCCAACCATAAGCAAGCATTAATAGTCTTGGTACTAGTCTCCAGTTTGACATCAATTCAGGTATCTCTACCTCAATGAAATGCCATAGTGATTTAGCACCATGTTTAAAACCTTGCCAACCTGTTGTTAGCATATTCTTTAAAAAATTCATAAATTATCCTTTTCTTTGTTTTTCTCTTATCTTCTCGTTTTCTTCTTTTATATGTTGCATAAGCATTTCAACATATATCTCCCTCTCCCATGGTATCATATCTTCTAATTCACTTAAAGAGTATTTATGGTACTGCATTAATGCAAAATTAGTACGGTACAAACTCTCCAGGTTTTCATGCAAGAGGGTTACTGAAAAAAATCTGACGCCCCTTGTAACAATAATGTAAACTCTTTACCTGATTTAGGATTGTTATACTTAATCAGGTGTGATACAATAGGTAAATGTTCAAAGTACTCTCTTATCTGTTTAAACTGCTTTGTAGTTAAATGTTCAACATACTCGTCAAGTTCTTCTACAGATAAATCATTTGCTTCGTGTACTTCGTCACCATTGTATATTTGAGCAATGCAATCCCTAACTAAATTAAAAGACAAATCTAACAATGTTCTTTTGTTAGCAATCTGCATAATTGTAGGCACTTTCATTATCACACCATAGTCTTTTTCAAATTCAATCTTTGTATCAACCTTCTTATCAAGGTCAGGTTTAACATCATCTAATTTTAATTGATAGTCAACAGAAACGGTATCGTCATCTGGACATTTCAATTTCATTTCTATAATTTCACCAACAGATTTACCTCGTATATTTAACCAAAGATATTCAAAGTCATATACTGGTAACTTCGTTACGTCTATTTGTGATAATGTACATTGTTGAACAATTTTAATTAGAGCATTGTTCATCTCACCTTCGTCTTTGCTCTCTACAGCCATCAATAAAACTTTTTCTTCTTTTATTAAGAATGGTCTGTATTTCACCTTTACATTATTTGATAACGTCAAATTATATTCAGGCACCTTTATAAATGATAAACTCATTATTTAACTCCTTATTAATATAAAAAATCACGTATGATTCTAGGGTCTGGTAGACCTTTCGGGAACACACGTCCTCCCGTTGTTCGCCCAATAGGCAAATTCTTTTTAAGTGTTTCATACACTTGACGACCTGCTCTACCTATCTCGTTACCTATACCAAAAGGTAGGTTATCTAATAGGTTACCTTGTATTGCTGTCGTATTAGTTCTATATTCGTTTCTGTTTAGTGTGCTGTATTCTTCGGTTGCTGTTTTACCTAAAAAGTTCCATGCTGATGTAGCATGATTTCTGTATGTAAATGTAACACTAGTTTTAACAATCTGATTTTGAGCGTCATAACTCAATGGTGTAGCAGCAATTGTTTTAGGCCACACTTCATACATTTGCACTTGATAAGATGAGAAACCAGAGTTATCGCCTAGTGATTGTCTGATCTTATCTCTATCTGCAAGTGTATCGCCTGTTGGTTCAAAATTTTGTAATGCAGCGATAAACGTTTTAGTTAATGGTGTAATTGTAATCATACATGGTGTAGCATAATCATCATAGTAACCTACGTTATGTGATATAGGATCAACTATGCTGTTTTGCCATGCCTCAAAAAATATACGTTCATCATAGTTTATACTAGTATAAAATTCTAATGTGACCTCATTGAATTGTACATTTTTAGCAAATGCTCTTTTAGGACCATAATAGGTTTCATTTGTATCGTCTGTGATAGTCTTATCAGGTAATGATACACTTGAACAGAATAGATCCATTCTTAACTGCATATTCTTTTTGATTGCCGCTGACAATCTAGCACTCTTTGCCATACGAGCAGCCTGATCTTTACCTTTTGCGTCAGCGTATATTGATGTATCGCCAAACGTTGCTGCTTTAGGACCATCAATCGTAACCATAAATTGTGTCGGTCTTGCAAACCCACCTGATTGTGTTATGCCTGATCTGAATATGTTGTAAACTGAATTGTAATTAGATGTAACGTTATTTACTGAAAATCTTTTATTAGTTTCGCTTACATTGAATTGTGCTTTAGATGGTGGTATACCTAATCGTATATCTAAATCACCTATCTTTTTACCTACACTAATTATTGACATTAAATAAATCTCCTACTGTCTGAATAAACTTTTGCTTCAGTTGCCTTTTTGAATCTTTGTACAGGTAAGTAGATAGCAACTGCTGCCTCATCTGCATTTACTCTAAAAAATCCTGTCTGTACATATGAGTACAAATACTTTTTGATTGTTGGTTTCACAATTTTTATATTCTTTACATCATCATAGTTTACATTGAATTTTGTCTTATCGTCAAATCTACTATCTGTTGCTGTTGCCTGCATACGTTCTAATAATCTAAATCTCAATAGTGGTGGTAGATAGTGAAAGTTCATACCCATAAACCCACCTGATATTGGTTCTAATGGCAACACCAATGGGAATACATCATAATAAGGTAACGTTTTTCTGTATTTAGGATTGTACCCAAATAAGTTCAATCTGCCTACACTTGGTCTACGATTAAGTTTACCTTGTCTAAACAATTGTCCTGCTGTAGTATTACTAGCAATCTTATTTACTTGCGTTCTATACCAAGTAGCAGACTTTGTTGTATCCCCAGCACGTGTTTTTATAGTGTCAAATACGCTTGCCATATTACTATTTATGTTGGTAATAAATAGATTTATGAAGAAGTTGAAGAATATAGATAAACGACCCTATCAAGGTATATACAAACCACTCAACCCACAGAAATATAAAGGCAATGTAAACAATGTTATTTATAGGTCTAGTTGGGAGAAACGTTTTATGATTTATTGTGATAAAACTAGGGATGTTATGGAATGGGGTAGTGAAGAAATAGCAATATCTTATCGTTCAGTTGACAATAGACCACATAGATACTATCCTGATTTTTATATGAAAGTTAGACAATCAAACGGCACATT